GTGGAGGTACTCTATGTCAAGAGTATTTAAAGAAACAATACTCTTGTAGTATCTCCGCAAGGGGCAATTGGCCCCAGGCTCCCAGATTAACTCTGGGATCCCCAGCCTAGCTTGAGTTTGACGGCATAGGCGCGTCCAGCACGCGTCAAATGGTCGTCCTCCACTTCGGAGATAGCCAAGTGACGAGTGTTCCATGACTTTCGGATCATCCAATCCGTAGAGTCTGGGTAACAATCGTCATCTTGGTTCTCCTTGTGGAGAAACCACTTGAGCAAGGCGCCCGATCCTTCCAGTTTTGATACTGGAATTTTCGGGTCCGCTATATAGCCCTTGACAAGGGGCTTATGTAGCGAATAGCACCACCTCTCTGGCATACGAACAAATTGTTCGCCAGCCAGGAAGGAGTGCCTACCCAGCACGGGGGATGATGGCAATACAGTCGGGAAATGTTTCAACACTCCCCGAATGTAATCATCAAGCCATCGCACCGTTTGCCAGTAACCAGCTTGGTAAAGCTGATTACGAAGCGAAACGATAGAGATGACCTCCGTGGTGTGCTGCCGTTGGGTCGGAAACTTTCTACGGACTCTGACAACTGAAACGTCAGAGCCCGCATAGTAGTCCCGGCCGCAAGACTCTCTGAACTTTCCAGTCCAGAAAGACTTGCCGGCATTAACTCGAAACCCAAAAGTTTCGAGCATGTCGACAACGGAGTGCACGTAGTCTTTAGGAACGATAATATCGTCCCCGAAGACACGCACCTTACCCACATATGGTTTTACCATTCTGCGGGTAAGCGGTGAGTTGAGCTCACGCTCTATCCCTAAGAAGATTATGGTCAAAAAGACCATAGCCTCCATGGGAAAAGTGAGAGCTGAACCCATAGACGCGAACTTGGCCAAACGGATCTCTCCGTGGCCAGGTACATCAGCCTTCCGCGAGCGGCTAGCATCCACTGCCCGATACAACCACGGGTGGTGGAGTAGCATCTCGCGTACGAGCTGATTAGAGACGCGATCGGAAGCTTCACTCAAGTCGAGTGTAGCCAGGTTCCTATAACGGGAACCCTCCTCAGCCATTCGCTGATTAGGCGTCTGGTCAAGGAACCCGAGAAGGCTCCAGAGGGTGTCATTCCTCTGAAGGGCCTTCCGCAAACTACGGAGGACCGCTTGCTGTGCGTATTGCATAGCAGTTGGTTCCGCCGCAATAATGCGAGGCGTTTCTAGTGTCTTAGGTACAGATATAACCCTAACAGGTTTCTCTGCACCGGGTTCGAGGTGGTCAATACCGAAGTACTGGTCAACGAATGACCAGTTCGGGAGAAGAAATTCCCCAGCGGGGAAAATCGACTCCAGTCGGTCGGTCCAGGAACTAAGTCGATATTTTGCATTTGCACGCAATCTATCGGCAGTAGCGCCCGGGCCGTGTTTCGGAATCATCTCACCATAGTAGGCCTCACGGTCTACCACGGTGAGTACATCCCGAAACAATAACGCTGACATCCTTCCAAAATCCTCTAATAACTGAGGACTGCGGTTGGCGTCAGCGATCCTGACCTCCTTCTCACACTCAACATAGTCAGACATAGCGGCCCTCTCCCTTGCATCACTGCAAGGAAGTTGGATCTTTCCAAACATCAGTGTTAACTGACGTATGGATCGAATTGCATCTATATCCGGCTCGTTGAGCAACTCACCACTAGCACGGTCGAACACACGATCGAGGAAACCTCCGAGAAATCGGGGGAGACCTGCTCTCCAAGAAAAACCTTGGAAGAGATCGCGATCGACCCATCCTCGGTCAAGACTTTTTTGGAAGTCTTTTCCGAATTTGGGTAGGGTTATCGTTAAAAACGATAACCCCTCATGTTCGCACCGACACGTGACTATTTTGTAGTCACGGGTGGCGCTAGTGCACAACTCGTTAGCACATTCCTGTGCTAACACTTTCCAGAGCAACATCAGGCTTTTCAAAGCCCCTCCTTTATAGAGGTGTGCTTTCCTTAGCCAATGTTGATGCGTTGAATGGCCGACTGCACTTTTTAATGCAGCCGACCAGACAACAGCCGTCGTCAGAATAGATGGTTTATTCAGACCACCTAGACTGAGACCTCCTGTACTGATGTGTTGGTTGATGCCACCCATGTTCACGGGTTTCATCATCAACATCGGATTCGACCTCAGGAATGTAATCTCTTACATAATGAGGACGATGCCGAGGTCGACGTTCGCGTACTTCACGCGAAGGTCGCCCACCAGATACAGCCCTAATCGCGTACACACCAACCGCTCCCACAAGTGCTGAATCAACAGCCGAGTGGATGAGCGGGAGGACGTGATGTGCGGTCAGGACTCACCACCAAGAATCTTGGTGATGAGGAGATCCGAAGAAGCAGCAATCATGGCCTTGTAGCCATCATATACTGCCTTCGCCTCCGCATTCGTGTATCCCGCGACCGGCAAGTCAAAGACGGTATATACAGACATACCGACCTTGACATTGTTGGCGGGGATAAACGGATCAGAGGTGATCTTCGAATGGTCAACCCTGAGAGTCCGCCGTGTACGGCGCCCGTAGGCGCTTTGTGCACTTAGGACTACCAGTCCATCCGCACTCTGGTACTTACCGAGATTCTCACCCGAAACAGTTTTGGGCAAGGAAATCGGTGTACCCGAGATTGTAATGGACTGTGGATCGGCAAACGCCATTGGCGTGCTCCGTTCTCGTCACTTATTTCGTGACGGTGGTGTTTTTGACAGTGAACTGTCTAGGCACTTCGGGTGATACCCAAAGCACCCAGAATCGAGACCTGGAGTGGAGACAAACCATCCCAGGTAATCCCGAATCCAAAGGGGCTTGCCGGTACTCGTTTTTTCGTCTCTGTTACGAGACGAAGAGGGGGTACCGTAAGATCAGGACGTCCATAAATTCCGGACTTCCCGAAAAAGGTATAGATATCCGTTTTGATGGAATGTTCCATCATATATCCATACCGCAAGACCAGACCAAACTGTTGCCACTGGCTGAGGTTGTGTAAAACATCCCCAGCATTAGTGACCCAGTCGACGGCCCAGCTCCACGGAGTCAATTCCCAGAGAACTTCTGGGGTCAGTGATACGCCGAACAACTTATCGGCATTCGCTGCACTATCAACCATTCCCTTCCGAGAGTCAAAGTCGGAAGGTAGATGGTAGGTAAATGCACCGGAAAACCACTGACGTCTAACGGTCTCTGACCGCTTGACAATTGTTCCGTAGCCATCAGGCGCAACCAGTGAACTCTCAAAGTCGGAGTCAGCAGCCGCTCTTGCGAGCGACGTGTTGGTCCGAAATATTGAGTCATCAGTTGCGCTTTTGTCCAATGGAAAGTTGTAGGTGCGGCGAACCGTCCTGCCAGAGTCCCGCTCAAACTGTTTTAATACAGTCTCAGCGTGGACAACGGCGTCACGTATATTTGTGACGTCGCTGACAAGCGGAAGCCATCCAAAAACCGTGTTGAGAAATTCATCTCCGGCCCTAAGGGCCACACGGGTTCTGGATTCCAACGCTCTAAGGAGTGGCACTGAAGGAATTCCATCCTTCAATGTTTCCCCAAGGAACGTTGCAGCATCTGCAACTGAATTAGT